CGATTATCGTACTAGCAATCTTTCCCTCGGAAACGCGCCAGTGCATCATGTCTCTCGGCATGAACCCCCCCCCCTCTGCCCCAACCGTGGAAGTGTCAGCTCAGGAGCAATCCTACCTGGCCAACCGCCTTGATGCCCAACGGCCCACTCGGCCGCCCATCACCACCGGAGTGACTGTTCACAGTCCCATGAACCCTGTTTGTGTCAACTGCCGTTCTCTCACCACATGCAAGTGTGAAGAGAAGAAGGAGTTCGAACCGAACGTTCCAGCCCTCTCCAAACCTACCAATCCAAGTAGTGTGGCAGCCCCACAACCAGGAAAGAAACCTGGTGCCACTGGCAACAAAACTCCCCCAACGGGTAGCACGGTGTCTTCCACCGCAGTTAACAAAAAGAAAGCAGGAAAGAAACCTGTTGCCTCTGGCAAGAAAACTCCCCTTTTGGGTAGCGCGGTTGTCAATACCGCTGTCACCAAAACTGATTCCTCCAGTGCTCCGGCACTTGGCGCCACAACTGCTGCCTCTACCTGCAATTACGCGGGGAAAGGACCGTGCAAACGTGGCGACAAGTGTTCGGTCCACCGAGCCGCGGCTTCGATGCCCGCTGCAGCCACCGGGGCCTTGTTAGCCTCTGACCTTTCTGTCCCATCCACAGACATTGCCGCTGATTCTTCAGCGAAGGCCCGTAAGGGCGCACCCTCCCGTTCCCTTGTGGTGACGGATGCCACGGTTCCCGTGAAGAAGCTTACGCCTGAAGAGGAGATCACTGCCATTGAGCAGGAGTTCTACCATCAGGCTATGCTTGCCAAGGCCAAAGCCGCAGGTGCCACTCGTGCCAGCCCACTCTCCCAAGCCGCTCTACTCGCTGAAACCGAGTCGTTCCGCGAGGCTCTGATTGACGCTGCTCACAAAGCTGGTACCAGCCGCGGGTCTGAAATCGGCACCATGTATCAGGAGAGGAAAGTCATTGTTTCTCCCTGGTATCTGGATGTCCGAACTCTCGGCCTCCTCCAGACCGCCTACCCTTTCGTGCACTTTCAAGCTGCACCTAAGCAGCGCCGTCATGACCACCCGTTCCTCAACATTGAGAGATCCTGGTGTGAAGAGGAAGCCTACAAGCTCATCAAGCACCTCCTGGACCTAAAAGGGATCAAACTCAGCCCCACGAAGATGGTCGTGGACGTTGGGGGCAATCCCCACCGTCACCGGAAGATGAAGCGTGTTTTCGTGCATTCCACGAATCCCGTTCTCTCTTCCGCTGATGTTGTCCGGAGCTACATGCATACAGGCGCCACGAACACATGTTCTTGTCGCGCCGAGATGTGCGCTTGTGTTTCTCCTGCCGCCTACCTCAGTGTCGACTCTCTGTACTATTTGAGTCTCGATACTGTCGCGCAATTGGTGGAAAAAAGCGAGGCAAAGTTACTTGTGGCTGTCACCCACTTGTTTCCAAATGCCTATGGCTCTTTCGCCGGCGGAGAAGCAACCTACCAACTCACCGGACCAGATGAGGTCACAATGTCAGTGCGTGGAAATTCACATTCCTACACGCACTCGGCTATGCTTCATCTGCGTTCAAGCGGTCACCACTACCGTACGGAGACTGGGGAATACAAGACCTTGTGCTGGTCTCAACAGATGTCGTTTCAGAATCACGTCGTCTATGTGTTCACCACCACCTCCAAACAAGTGAGTCTCGAGATGCCCATCAACAACACTCTCAGTCCTGCCCTCCAATCGCAGGGGTACTATGGTCCGATTTCGATCGGAAGTGCCTTTTCCGACCGGAGCACGATTGAAATCGTCGGTGATGTCATCTCCCTCCCCCATGTCAGTTTGTTTTCATGGGGCACTTCAGTGATAGTCTACGAGAGCTCTCGAGACCTTCACATGTTGTGTCCTAAAGGACTTATTGACGAGGCCGCCCTGTGGTCCATGGGAAGAGACAGAACGAAGGACTTGTGGAAGTCCCTTCTCGCGTGGTTGCGATTTAAAACCAATGGGTACAACATCCCGCCAGGCTGCCTTGACATGTCCGTCTTCGCAGCCGCTGCCATCGGCTTCACTCGCAACATTGCTTACGAGACTGGAGTCATGCACTCGATTGTTGCACCACTTCTGCCCACCATTACTGCCCACACAAACGCCATGAGCTTCCAGTTCCAAGCGGTTTGGACGTGGAAACGTGCCGCTGTTGCCATCATGGCCGGCGCCACTGCAGTTGGTGTGGCCTCCACCGGGGTCGGCGCTGTTTTCGGTGTCGCCGCTGGGCTCTACACAGCCGCCACAGCTATTACTGCTGCTGGAATTACGGTTGGGGCCAAGCTCTCCGGTCCTTCTGGGTTGTCCCGTGGCGTCGAGCCTGCAGAGAAAGAAATGCAGTTCATCGCCTACCGCGCAACCCGCGCCTCAAACCCGGCCCGCACGGCTGTGGTTCACATCACTCCTGGGACTCGTCTCCCTGCCACTGAACCGGTGGTGCCTGCTGCCTTGGCAGCAGCACCGCTGGCCCCCGGTGCTTCGGTGACGATTCGCGACGAGACCACGACCAGAGAAGTCGATGGTCACGGTCCGCTTGTTCCAGCAGGTATTGTGTCAACTATGTGCATCCCTGTCGTACCGGCAAACAGTGCTGCCTCCTCGGTTGCTGCTATTCAGAGCCGCATCGTGAAGCTCAGCCCGTATGATAAGGGTCTCTGCTCCGACAAATTCATCGATCTCTTCGAACAATGGATCTTCTCCGGGAAGAACCTCGAGGAGATGGGTTTGGCACCAAAGAGTGTCATCCCGATGACTTTCGAAGGGTGGAATTCCACCTACCCTCTCCACGTCCAGCGCGCCAATGTCAAAGCATTGGAGGCTCTCAACATCGGAAATTTCCATGACAACCTCGTTAATGAACGAGGTGAGTTCGTGAAGATTGAGCTGTTGTCAAAGAGCAGTACTGATGGCGTGGCCTCTCTCGCCCCTCGGGCAATCCAAAGCGGCACACCCATTCACAATGTGTGTACCGGACCCAGCATGAAGGCATTTTCCAAGCGCCTGGCTGCTGTCTGGAATGTCACCGCTTCGTCCCACCTTGGGCCGAAGTACACGAGTGGAGCGACTGCGGAGGAGATAGGAAAACTCTTCGCTACGGCTGTGTCCGGGCTGGATGGGTCGCTGGGTATTCTCGAGGGAGATTTCGCCCGGTTTGACTCAACCATCCACAGACGGCTCCTGGAACTTGAGGCTCGTGTCTACAAGTATCTTGGGGTCTCTGAGCGGGCCATCCATGCGATCCTTTCCGGTGTCTACACTCGCGGCCGCGACAAGTGGGGAAACAAGTACAAGACTGACGGTGGACGTCACAGTGGTGATCATAACACATCCTGTGGCAACACCCTCCTTCAAGGACTTGCAATTCTCTTCTGCTGCGCCTTCTACGAGTCTACCCTCACCGGCAAGATCCCCACAGCGACGGAACTCTGTGCCAAGTACAAGCTCACTCTTCTCCTTCTTGGCGATGACAACTTGTGTCTTGGAGACAACTCTTTCCTGAGCAAGGTCCCCCTCAAAGACCTCTTGCTCAAGCTTGGTCTCGAACTCGAGCCCAAGTATCACACCGGTCCCACAGCCCCTGCCCGAGCGTCCTTCTGCTCTGCTCGGTTCTGGCCGACCGCCTCTGGTGAGACCATTTTGGTTTCCGGACCTGGACGTTCACTCTCCAAATCTGGTTACTTGGTCAATCCACCCCCCAACATTCCCCTTGAGAGCATCGCCCGTGGTGATGCTCTGGGGCGAGCGCGTGACAGCGCTGCCATTCCATTTTCCAGATTGTACTGGAACCGAGTCATTGAGCTGACATCGGGGCACAAGGCTGTCGCAACCCGTCTCACTCAACGAGAGGTGATGTATGGAACCCACAGCACGGCCAAGCATGAGCCGTGTGACGCATCCTATGCAATGACGGAAGCCCTGTATGGACTGACGCGCGCTCATGAACAAGAGTACGCGGCCCTCCTGCAGCAGGTGAAGTCGCTGCCTTGCGTAGTGGATTATGCCCCCCTCCAGCGCGCCATGATCGTAGATGGCGTACTTGCGGGTGAGGACGTTTCCGACGGTCACCCGCTGGAGACAACCCCGGAGATGGACGACACCACTTTGGTAGTGGGGATGCAGGACTGCTTCAAGCAAGTCAGCAACATTGGTGTTCCATGCTTGCACTGCTCCTCCACCATTGGTGTTTGCGGCCACCTCCACTCCCCCCCTTCAGTACTCCCCACCACACGGTCGGAGACAGAAGCTGACACACATGCCACTGTGAGCGATGAGATCGCCCCGTGCATGATGGGCCACTTCTAACCATACTGGAGGATCTCCCCTTTTAAAAATCTGTCCGACAATTGTGTTCTTGTAAAACACAATCTGTAAAGACCTACGAGTGGTTCCAAGGCCACCGGCACAATTTCTTGTGTATTCTGAGGACAGATTCCAATCATGGGTGGAGACAGTTGCACCGTCCGGTGTCCATGACCGCCCGGTCACAGCTGTTAGCCAATTCCGACGTACTGGAATTCCACCTTCAAACTCTGTTACAAGCAGACTCGAAGCCACCCCACTGCCCTTTGCCTCCTCACTCGCCGCAAAGACATACTTACTTCCGCACCGCTAGTAACCGTGCAACAACCCCCCCTCTTCAACCACCCACCCACCGCCATGCCACCCAAGACCTCTAAGAAGGAAGTCGTCATTGTGGCTGCACCGCGGCTCAAGAAATCAACCAAGAAGGCGAAAGTCGTCACCACAACCATCAAGGGTCGTGGTGATTACCGCCCCACGTCGTTCACGCGAGTTCGTGGACGTGGAGACTATCTTGGCGACCTCTTGGGTGGAGTTGGCTCGAAGCTCGGAAATGCTGCGCAAGGCATGTTTCGGGATCTCACCGGATTCGGCAACTACCGTTCACACGGACCCGTCTCCAACTCGATCTCTCAGATGGTCGGCCGCGCTGCCGATACTTCTGCCCAAAACTTCGGCACCGCCGGGCCCTCCGAAAATCCTTTCGTGATGGGCGCCATGTCGGTCAAGTTCTCTGGGAAAGCACCTCGCATCCAGCACCGAGAATTCATCTCCGACGTTATCGTTCCTGCGTCGGGATCCTCCTTCTCAACCACCGCTTACAACATCCAACCCGGATTGTCTGGCATTGGGACCCTTTTTCCTTGGGGTTCCTCTGTGTTCGGCAACTTTGAGAACTATATCCTTCATGGAATGGTTCTCGAGTATGCCACCACCAGTTCCAATTTTTCGGCCTCTTCGGCCCTTGGAACTGTGTCCATGTCAACCGTGTACGATGCTGAAAGCCCCATCCTCGCCAACCTCAAGGCGGTGAACAACAACGAGTTCACCACCAGCGCCCCGCCCTGTGCCTCCTTCTACCATCCCATTGAGTGCTCCCCCAAAGAAGGAGCTACCAATGTGAAGTTCGTGAGGAAGAACAACCTGGCGCTGGCAACCGATACAAGGTTCGACGATGTGGGTATCTTCCAACTCTCCCTCGATGGAATCTCGGCTCCTCCTGGAACCGCGATTGGACAGCTGTGGGCCTCGTATGACATCGAGGTCCTCAAGGCTGTTCTTCCCGACGCTCACGTAGGCACTACTGCTGCGTGGACGTTCCCATTGCAGGCGAGTGGAGGGGTACTCTTCAACGGCCCGATTGCAAATCCGGCCAATTCCCTTCCTGCCACGCTGACTGTCACCAATGGTGGCAGCAACCTGGTGGTGCAGATGCCGGTGGGCTACAATGGAAACTACATGCTTATCGTCTACGGCGCCCAGAATTCTGGATTCACCGTCACGCAGGCACACGTCTACAAAGCTGCCCAACCGGTCGGTTCGGACATCACCCCACTGGCGATGTTCCCTACCGGCTCTGCTGCCCTCTCCGGAGAGTGTGCCTCCTATGCGGAGGCCATTACACCGGTTTTCGCGTATGGCTACGCGTTCTCCACAATTGTGGAGACACTTGCCAACAACGTGATCACCCTTGCTTGGATCGCAACTGGAGCCACAGCGCCTTTCAGAACCTCTATGTTCATCGTTCCGCTGGACAATGATGTCACTGATTCCCAATCATTCCTCAGTGGCCTGTTGCGTAAGCAGCCGGCACTGGCGAAGATTGCCGCGCTCATGGCTCAGAACCAGACCACTCTCCAGTCGCAGGCTAGTTTCCTGCCCGCGACTCTCTTCCCGCCGCCTCAGGCGGCGGACACCAACGCCGGACGGTACGCCGTCCCCGCCTCCATGCAACTTCCCGCCGCCGGGAGGATCAAGCGTGAAGGACAACAGAACCCTCAGGATACGGACGATCAGTGGGTCAGCCTCCGCAACGACTCTCTCGCTGCAGGAACAACTGAACCCGCGACTCCTCCCAACTCTGGACACTCTGAATCACCTGCGCAGTCAATCGCACAGGCAGAGCAAGCCCTTGCTGCCGCCATCCGTGCTGCAACATTGCGTGCTGGCTCGCTCCACCCCTATCTCTCCACCATTGAGGATTAAACTACCCTCTTTGGATAGCGCTCTCTCAGCGCCACTCATGTCTTTGAAATCATTCCTTCTCTCTCACCTTGGCCCCCATTGTACCATTGCCTCCCTTTTCAGGCACCTTTAGTCTATCTTGCTTGCCGCGCCACCGTTGCTTCTTTCGAACCTTTCTTTTCTTCTTCCCGCCGGGGTATCGGTGGGTTCTTCTAGCAAGAAACACACCATTTTCTAAATCTACACCCGA